TTCTTGAACGCCTTACGATCTTCATCTGTTAGTCCCTGCACCGAACGCTGCTGCTGGTTATGTCCAATCATACTCATTAGTTCACCTCGATAACTGCTGAAGGATTAATACAGACTGCGGTTGTTACATAAACACCGCCAGCGTCTTTACATTTATTTTCGTTACTTATTGTAACATATATGTCTGCTGCTATTGTAGCAATCCACAATACAAACACTACAAAAATAATTTTTTCCATTACTTGGTCTCCAAGGCGATGAAGTATGTTAGAGTGTTATTGTGGTTGGTGAACTTGGCGAAAGCACCAGCCTGAACCTCAACGTTGTAGTCATCGGGAAGCAACTTTAGGTTTTCAGTCTTGAATGATGCCACAAAGTCCTTGCCAGCATAATCACCAATCTTCTGAACACCATCGTTAGATGTATCGTTTGCCTTCTCATGGATCTTGAGAAGCAAAGCACCGTCCTTACCAATAACTGATAGGTTAGGTAGATTGATCATCGTAGCAACCTTGATTAGTTTCTGTGAGGTTGCATTAGCAAGAGAAAACTTGGTTGTGATATCCTTGAGAACAAGTTCCTTATCTGGAGGGGTGATGATTAGATTAGCAGAACATCCACGATAGGTAACCGATAGTTCGCCATCGTTTAGTGTAACAACATCTTTACCGAATGTTAGTTCAGGATTCTTTAGAGTTGTAACGATACCTAGAAACTGATTCAGGTCATAGATACCAAACTCTGCTGGAATATCATCCTCAAGAGTAGCCTCAACGAGGATGGACTTTTCGGGGGAGATTGTCTTTTGTGTCTTACCTGCTTTCAGGACGACACCGCTATTGATTGAGGCAAAGTTCTTTAGAATGGATAGCGTATTATCACTTAGTTTCATTATATACTCCTGTTTCAAAGTGTATGTGTCATTTTATATTGTTTTTCAAGGTCTGTCAAGGTGAAGCGCACATTATCTTTCAGGTTATCTAATGTGCTATCATTGACTAGGGTATAATCTACTGGCAGACCTTTCCAAGCCGTTTCAGAAATATGCATCTTGGAAAGTTCTTCATCGGTAGGATCTTCACCACGACGGACACGAATGATCACTCCGCCGACACTCCGAACAAAATCGATTTCGTTAGGAAAGCGAACGTCAGATATAACCACATCTTGATATCCCTGCATCCTTTTTTCAAGGGCAGCGATCCAGATGTTATCTGCAATACCGTTACGGCAAGCCTCTGTACCAAACTTTTGTAGAATAAGGCGAGGGGTGACCTCATAACCCAACTTGTTAGACCACCACGGATCTACTCTCTCACGGAACGCCCGTGAGGCATTACTATCACCTTCTAAGAGACCCCGAGGCCACATGAACATTGTGGCGACGGCATCTTTAAGAGCATCAGCAAAAGCAAACTTGGTGTATTGATGATCTCTCACCAGTATGTCACCAACGGTGCCCTTGCCGGATCCAATGTACCCTACTAATCCTATGATCATTTGCGGCTCCTACAGTTGTCAAAGTGCCACATTTTCATAGCAGCACCTTTGCCGACTTTACCACAATGAGGACAGGTGTGTATTCTACATGATGAATGAGTGCCATTCTGAATACCTTTCATTGTATTGTTTCTTTGGTTTTCACTATCAAGAAAGTTATGAGTACCTTTCTTTATTCTATCAGAGGCAATCTTACGAAAACTAGGCTGCAAGGAATGATGTTTACCACTTTCAATGGCTTTCTCATATCCTATCTTACCATTTTTACTCTGAAGGTCTCTATCAAGAAAACGATGGCGACCTTCTTCTATAAGTTTCTTTTGGACGTGACTACTCTGAATAGATTTCAGGTTTGCTTGTTCTACACATTCCCAATCTGGTTCAGGAATGTCTAAAATGGAAATGTTTGTAGGTATGCCGAGAGCCTCGGCTAGGGGACAATAAATAGACATGCTGGCGCTCCTCAATAGCGTTAGGGCTGGTGGGGACGGCAATCCCGTGACCAGCACATCTATTTAGTATTTCCCTTACCTCAAGTTCCCTGATAGGCTGGCTACCGCTGGCAAATCTCCCTGAAACCCATAAGTTCCAACGTGAGTTGTTTTCATCCATGGACATAGCCATACTTTGAAACCGATTTCACGAGAATACTGACAGAACATATAATCCTCTGAAAGATAACGGTGAGACTTAGGATCGATAACGGTATCAAAGAACGCATGAATGTATCTTGAACCGTCAAAGTTAGCCTGACCAATGTGATCTGGCTTATAGTGAAGATGAGGAAACTCCTCGGCAAACTTTTCGAATACTTCACGCTTCACCATCATGAAGCCAGTACCGATTTCCATAACCTCTACAGGTTCAGTAATCTTAAAAGACTTAGTACCTGGGACTGGGTTGAACACAAAGTCACCAGTCACTCCGTCAAGATCACCTGGATTAAACTTTTCATTATCGACATTGCGCTTGACTGCATTGACAATGTTTGCCCAGTTGATTGACTTCTTAGGATATGGTCCACCGATGATATCACGATCAAGGGCTAGCAATGCTAGAATGTCTTGTGGATTATACTGAATGTCGGCGTCGATGAATAGTAGATGAGTGCAACCAGAGCGGAGAAATTCATCGACTAGATAGTTTCTGGCTCTTGTAATTAGGGATTCATTGAAGATGAAAGAAAAGCGGCATTCGATACCATACTGGATACATGTTGCTTGTAGGTCGAGGCAGGCTTTCGCATATAGACCGAAGCATTGACCACCATAGCAAGGCGTAGCAATAAACAGTTTCTTTTGACGTAGTTCCTCAGAACTGATTTTTATTTCCATAATATTCTCCATACACGAATAGCGCAGGGGCGATTAAGCCCCCACGCTATTATATAGCACACTTCTAAAGATTAGAAAGCGTGTGATAGGCGATAGAAAGCGGTGCGCTTTCCATTAACGTCACGATAGTTTGTATAAATCTGGTAGTATTCACGTAGATCATAAACTCGCTTACCAACGTTCTCACGTGGAACCTTGGCCATGCGGGCAATGCTATCAGCAGTAACACCAGCGCCGGTGTTGTAGCGTAGCAGGACGTTTTCAATCTTCTCAATCTGAGTCTTACGTGGGGTAGCCATTATACATTCTCCATTTCAAAGTTATCGGTGTTGGTGGTCGTGAAAGGAAAGGACCCGTGTATAACCACCAACACCATTTTATTATACACGGGTGTTCTTGTTATGTCAAGTGAACCACTCTGGAGTTTCCCAGAGCGATTCATCAACATCATTTCAAAACGCTACTTCCGCAGTTTCGTTAAACTCGGGAGTCGCCTGTTCAACCACAGGAGCCGGATCAATCGTTTCATCGACTTTCTTATACAGTTCGAGGAAGGCATTCTTTGTATCCACATCAAAACGGTTCAGACAAAGTTCAATTGCTTTCACTTTATTCTGACCAAAGATACCATAAGCCTCGCAGATATGCACGAGACGGCGAGTTGAGATAATCTCGGACAAAGCACCTTCATAGAAGGACTTACGAATAACGTCTGCCCAAGTCACTAGCTTATCAACAAATTCTGTGGCTTCAATACCAGAAGCACCGAGAACATTGTTGAGGATCTTAGTTTCAATCTTAGCAGACGGATATTCTTGTTCCATTGTAATGCTGAAACGCTCAAGGAACGCTTCATTCATAACATTGGTACCGATGAAACGACCATCATCAGAGCCTTTGCCTTTAGTGTTAGCAGTAGCAATGACATTGAAGCCAGCGGCAGGATGAACCACTCGATTAGTCTTTTTAAGATAGACAGCCTTGCCTTCAAGAACAGGCTGGAGACACATCATCTTATTAGAACCAAGATCAACTTCGTCTAATAGAAGAACGGCACCACGGCTCATGGCAGTGATAACAGGACCATCTTGCCAGACAGTCTCACCATTAACAAGACGGAAGCCACCGATCAAGTCATCTTCATCAGTCTCAATAGTGATATTGACACGGACACATTCACGCTTTTCATTAGCGCAAACTTGCTCAACCATCATGGTCTTGCCGTTGCCAGAAAGACCGGTAATGTAAGCGGGATAAAACTTGCGAGACTTGATAATAGCACGAACATCAGGGAAGTTGCCAAACGGGACATAACCAGTCGCCTTTTCGGGAACAAGAGAGAGTTCAGCATTATGAGAAAGAACAGACGGAGCAACCATCGCAACGGCTACAGTAGGCTCAACAGGGGCCGCAACAACCTTAGCCACTTTTTCTTTCACAACCTTAGCAACGGTAGAAGCGCCGTTAGCTTTGATTGCATAAAGACCACGACCTAAACGAACAGACGGGTCGTTGAACAACCAATGCGGACGAGCAATATCATACTTAGCAGCGATTTCATCTGCCTGCTTGCGAGTGATCTGGCGAACACCGCCGAGTTCAAAGCGGACCTTATCGATGAAAACCTGACGAGCATCAACCTTAGACATATAGAGTTCCTTTCACAAATCTCATTATATACATAGTATATCATAGGGAAGGGCTATTGTCAAGCCCCTCCCAAGTCATTGATTTTACGCTACTTTCTTGCTATGGCCAGCAATGCGTTCCACAAACTGACGCAAAAGCACACGGTTGACAGTCTTTTTCTGGGCAAACTTGGAAAAGGCGGAAGCCATCTTTTTGACGGTCATTTTCTTTTCACCAGTATTGTCAATATCAAGATTGTTAGCCGTATCTTTCATGGCAGATGAATTGATAATGTAGTATTCATCATACCCAGCACTCCGAACAGGATAGTATTTGTTATCACTCCAGTATTTACGGGCTTTCAAGAAAGCCTCGGGGTTACCGTTAGAGATATTATACTCACCGTCAATACGCTTGAAGTTGTTATATTCATACAAGAAGAAACCGACAAGATTACAGCCAGTGCTATCTTTCAGAATACGCAACAACGTATTAGTGTTTTCACGGGTTTGGGACCAGTGGTGGGGATACCAATCATAAGTCTTATTAGTCTGCGGATCAACGTAGAAATAACGAGACTTATAATCTCTACCGTGATAACGAGGTTCGGTAGAATGTTCAATTCCATTCGAACCGTTGGAGTCACCATCAGTCAGCCAAATGACGTTAGTGATTTCAAGTTTATTGCGGGTCGTAAAGTCCCGAACAACCTTGGGAGCAATCATAATAGCGTCATTCAACGGGGTGCCACCCATGCTATCAGAAGCAAGATAGTTACCCTGGCCAGCACACCAAAGATAAGACATTGCAAAATTCAATTCTTCTGTATTCATACGAGAAGAAAGGAAGTTACGCAACACCAAACGGGCACCTTTAATCACATTCTGCTTACCGATATAGGAGAAGGGATTATCAGCACCAGCATCTTTGAAGCCATACACTTCGAAGGGAACACCAATTTGCTTGCAGAACAACGCAAGCGAAAAGAGTTGCTTCAAAGTTTCCATCAGATTGTAATGCATTGAACCAGACCAGTCAATGAACATCACAAAGCCGTGGTTCTTGCCTTTCGGGATAACAGTCAAGCGACGGAACACATCGTCATTATACTTGTAAGAATGTAGCTTGTTGGTATCGATAACACCAGTCTTGGCAACATTCAAACGAGCATAAAGTTCGGCAGCCTTACGCTGTTCAAACTCTTTGACCATGAATGAAATGGATTCTTTTTCTTTTACTTTCCACTTCATCATTTCACCACGAGCAAAGTCAAACACATTCTTGGGAAGGTTAGATGAATAGTAGGTGGTCTTGCGAACACCAGCGATTTCATCACGCCAGTCTTTCAGAACAACTTTATAATCATTGACAGCCTTATCCCAATTGACAGTCGGCATGGTCAAATAGATAAAGTTGGTGCTATCGTTTTTAACGATTTCTTCGGACCTCTTTTGCCACGTTTCATCAGTTTCAGAACGAGGAGCATTAGAAGGACGTTCGGATGCACCAGCACCTTTGCCGTAGCCAGACTGACCGCTTATATCACCTTCACCCGGCCGGGCACCTTGACTTTTGCCGTTTTCATCGGCGTCACCGTCGCCGTCAAAATCTTCATAGTCATCACCATCAGAATCAAGGTCACCATCATCTTCTCCAGCGATTAGATCGATTTCCATTTCATTTTGATTTTCGAGTTTCTTCTTACAATAAGCATAGATTTCTTCTGTAAGAGCAACTACCTCAGCCCAAGTTTCAGCGTTCTCAACTTTCTTGAGCATAACTTTTTCTTCGGGAGAGAAAGTCAGGTTCATATGAACATTACCACCCTTGAAATACAAGTTCAAGCGGTCGATAAAGTTCATGCTATTGATATCACGATTAGCAGTACCGAAGAAGTCACGTTCGACTAGTTCTTTATAGCCAACGAGATAGTTACGACGACAACCGGGATAACGGCGCTTTTGGCGCTTATCAATACGGGCATCTTCAATAACATTCAAGAAGCCAGAAACGGTACGAGCGAGTGCATCGCTGATTTTCTCATTAGGGAAAATCTTAGCAGCAATATCTTCGGCAGTCTTTTTGTAGATTTCAGCAGAAGGAGTATCAAGCGCATGACCAGTTTCATGAACAAGAAGCAAATCATCAAGGTCATTAGAGATACCCTGCCACACGGGCAGCATCAATACACGGTTCTTTAGGTCAAACATAGCCGTCTTTAGTGACGGGTTACGCTGAACCGTAATATTTTCAGTAGCAAGGAGTTTTGCAAGAAGCGACTTATCAGACATAAACAAATCCTTTCACGATTTTCATAAGTATAGCAAATCTGGACGGTTTTGTCAAGTCCCAATGGAATCAACGTTTTGCAGGGAACTTACTCACAATCCATGCTACGGAATAGATCAGAATGTAAACACCAGCCACAAGCAGGAATACTTCCCCGATCTCGGCATGGTGCTTTAGCGTATCAAAGTCAAAGTAAGTAGGAGTATATTTCATCACTTCACCTTTCGGAATACAAAGATAGGTTCATACTTTAGCATAATCTTTTTGCCGTTGCTATCGATCTGACAAAAGTTTTTCATCTTACCTTCTAGGATGGCTTCTCGTTCTTCTTCACCCGTGATAGGATTGACTGTTACCGTTTCACCAGTCTCAACCATTCTATTCCCACCGGGCATCTGTGCTAGAGCCATCTTGAGAGTTCCGACATATTCCATTCCTAACTCTTTTAGAATATTACACGAATCTTCTTCCAATGTCAAGAGTTTTCCATCAAAAGCGGCATCTGCAATATTCCACAATAGATATCGATTAGGACGCAGGTATTCTACCGCAGTCTCTAATGTAGGACGCAGAAAACCATCGACCCAATCTTGATACTGGGAAAACTTATGACATGACTGCTCAGGATCATCCGAATAAACCTCTTTAGCAAAGTAAGGAGGTGAGGTGAATACCATATCAAGTTTGCCTTTATACTTTTGAAAGCCAGGCTGAAACTGTGCTACCTCAGACCCACACTGGAAAATCTCATATGTGTGTGATTTAGGGAATAGGCTGCCTGATTCTCGGACGTTCTCATTGAAGAAATCAGCCACCTCGTGATACTTGGTTCTACCAGGTCCAGTGTTATGATCAGTGTTAGGGTCAGTACCAATGTAATGAATAGTTCTTTTGTCATCTACCGCCATTGCTCCTGTGATACGACCAGCCCAACCAGATGACGGGTCCCAAATGTTGATTACATCTTGATCTTTGATATGATCAGTGAAACGCTCATAAAGATAACGAGCGGTGAGTGGTGGGAAATTCACCGCATA